TCCCAAGTAGTGGAATCAGATTCCCAAGTAGTTGTCCATGTCGACCATATATTATCGATAGTCTTCTTATATGAGCCGAGTACCATAAAACTTTGCGTGAAAGTTGCCCATGTATTATCTTGGTAATTATAGCATAGTATTTTATTGGGTAATTGACTATTTTCTGCCTGATCGGCATATAACCAATAAACTAGACGTTTTTGAAAGTCTCTAGCCCCATAAATTCTATTTAGGTTAACGACTTGAGTCGTATTTCCTGTGTCGAAGTTTTCAACAAAGTCGGGAACTAGCATGTCAATCCGCTTTACATCGTTAAAAGATGCTCCTGTAATTCCTCTACGACTTATCTGAAGCATTCTATCATCAAACGGAACAACTGTAAAAGTTCCTTCGCAGCCAAACTGAGTATCGATTCTTTCCCATATAAATGGCAGAAGATCATTTCCAGTATATCTGAGACGCCATGAGGAAAATTGGAATCCGACAATCAGCGTATCTTGAATAATTGCAGCCCCGACAATTCTTTCCGAAGTATCAGCGTCAATATGACCGCCTTTACCGATAATATCTTCTCGCCATGCGTAGACATCAATTCCTGAGTTTGTAGGAGGTACTGCCATTAATTGCACGCTGCCTGTAGATCCGTCGGTAGTTGCAGTCAAGGTAATCCAGAAATGCGTTGAATCTATTACAGTAATGACAAAGGACATCCCATTTAATTGGCTGCCAATAGCATCGGTAATATTTGCAAATCCAACAGTTTGTCCAGTTACGAAATTATTGGCAGTTGAAGTAACAAATTCAACTTCCCCAGACATAGGAGAATCATGAGTGATAGTCATTATGGAAAAGGTAGGTGCCTGACCAGCAAAGGGAGTTCCTATTTGTGACCATCTAGCTCGGTTCCAATAATTAATTCCTGCTTCCGTGGTATTTAAAACTACCAATCTACCTTTGTAGGGCAAAATTATTAGGGTTCTATCAAGCGTAGTAGTTCCCGATACCACAGGCTGTAAATTACTCCAGCCGGCTGTCGAACTACCGTTGAAATATCTAATGACATCCACATTGTTAGTCGCCCACATGACGTTGAAAAAATTAGACGTATAAAAATAATTATTATTTGTTCCTGACCATGTGAAAGCGGCTGATGTGGTAAAAAAGGTTATATTATCTAATGTATTTGGATTGTTAGATGTGTTGAGCAAAAACGCTTGTCTTTCGGTAAATACGATAAGTAATTCATTGCCAGTGAGAGACTGAATGTAAATCCGTGTTCCCATGATAGGGAGATAAATAGATCCGCCAGAAGTGTAAACGAGTCCTGTCGTTACCACTGCCGCGCCTGTCAAAGTCTGAATGGTGAAGTTATTGGCATCGGTAACAGTTACAAGAAAGTTCATGTTATTAAGACCACCTGGAATCGCGGTTCCAATTGTTCCGACAATTCCTTCGATCCAAATCAGATCTCCAGTGATAAGCCCATGTCCCGTAATATTTATCGAAGTAGTCGAACCAGGTGTAATGCCTCCAATAGTTTTCCAGGCTGCAACTCTTGCAAGGATATTGCTGCCTTCTCTTTTTTTTATGACTCCACGCTGAGAATAGCAATTATCAAGAGTCGTGAAGGCATCATTTCCTATTAAAAATGGCTTGTAATATTGTATGAGGCCTGATTTATAAGGCGCAATTAAAATTGGGTCATAAGACATTATGCTAATCCAATTGCAATATAATTAATTGTTCTGGGCGAAGGAATTGTAGTCACTGTAGAAGTCCTTAAAGAAACTACAAAGTTAGTATTGGTTATTGATTGAGCGTGACAAGATGAAAATCCATTTACAAGCAAATCATTACAAAGAACTATTGGGGTAAATCCCACTGAAGTATTGAATGTAACAGGAAAAGTTACAGTGAGGCCGTCACCTGTGACAACTGTAGCAAATTGCAATAAAAGACCGCCGGGAAGATAAGTTATTCCGAAAGGAGTTGCGGGGGCAGTATTATTTACTTGTGGAACTTGTGTGTTTATCGGAGAAGTTACTTCTGGATTTCCAGCACTTAATTGATAAGCAGGATAGGTAACACCGCTATTGGCAGGCTGAACCCATAATTGAGGAATATTATAAACATCGTTTTTTGCAAAAACTGCTACTTGAGCTGTTGTGGTGGCTGGCGTTGCCCCGACGAAATAAGTTGATTGCTTATGTAATCCATCATTTGCGGTAGCAGCGGTATTAGTAAAGTTGTGGTCGTGTCCTACAGAGGTTTGGAGATAAGTAAAATCTGATAGAATTGTGACTTGAGATGAGTTTCTCTGATCTCCTGGCTGAGGAACTAAGGTATAGTCTGTCATTTTCTGCCTATGTAAAGCGGTTTTACATTTAAATTTAGTACTGTGGGAATATGGGCCAATTAGCCATACCACCTTGATTTTCTGAATAAGCTGTCTGTATTCGTTGATTTCCGAGCTGTTTCAATGTTTTTCTCTGCGCTAGCATTTTCTGTCTTTCAAAGATGATTTCAAGTGCTTGATATTCCTCCCAATCGCCTTCTTCAGCTAATATCTTCATAGCTGTACCATAGGTAATTAGTTGCCACCATTCAGAGAATTGCGGATTAGATGCCATTGAAGTTGAACCAGGAAGGCTATCGCCTTGAAATTGAGAAGGTACACCAGGTGTTTGTTGGCTAACATTACCAGGATAGAAAGTTGGCGAATTAGTTAGATTGTTGATTGCAACAACAGGTTGTATATACGCAAGGAATTTTACGGTATAACTGTCATTGGGTATTGGTCTTAGGAACAATTGTTGCTGGAAGAACAATATATCACGCGATCTTGAAGCAACGTAAGGATGATAGTGACAGCTATTATTTATTGCTGCTGGAGGCGCATTTACAAAACTCAAGGACACGACTCCAGTTAGATAATCAATTGTGCCCGTGCCAGGAGTAACACCAGGTGATGGGGGAGGAATGGCTCCTACGTAGAGATTACTTATCAAAATGCCTGGATTTGTAAAGCGAAGCTGCAAGGGTTGATCAAGTAAAGCCGGGTAATCTTGATCTTGGAAAGTCTCAAGCTGAGGTGAAGGATTTCCATCTGGATTAGGATTGAGTCCAATTACTAAAGATCCTTGCTGCACTGGTGTTTGAGTCAATGTAAAGCTAAAAATAGATTGCGTTCCATTGCATTCAAATAGATTGCGGTCTATGAAATTAAGCTCAGGCCAAATGCGATAGAAAGTTTCGGGAGATTGATACCATGCAAATTGGTATCCATCGACATAAATAGGCGGTTCGATTGAGTTCACATATTGAGGTAAATTATATGTGCCTACATTGGGAATAGTAGGAAATATATAGAAATCTTTCAGCTTAAGAGTGCGAAATTCTTCGTCTAGATCATAGAGATAAAAATCGTTTATATAGTCATCAATTCCAGGAGGGTTTGCGACGGTGACTTGGCCAGGCCCCGGGCTTGCGTTCGGAAGCTGGTTTGTGTCAAATTTACCCGTCAATTTTCTGACTGTATATCTTATGCGTGAAAGATCCCAAACTGTCATAATTAAAAGTCCGCCATGAATTTATAACGAGTTCTATAAGTTGATCCCTTAATTGGATTGCCATCATCATCTTGCTGCCATTTATGTGTTTCATGTGCGCAGCGTTCATTTATGAATCTCGCTACTGAAAGAGGAATTGTAGCTTTTTCACCGTCTAAGAATGTCTTTTGAAAGAAATTCATGCCTTTATAAAGATGCAAAGAAATGCGAGCAGGCTGACCAGGAGTTTCCACGTTAACAAAAGTTCCTGTAACCATCCTGTCTTTCTCTGGGGTCATTGCTTCAATAGAATCGGGATTTTTAACCGTTCTATTGATTGGTTTGGTTATGTTATTAACTATTTTTACAGGTTGGATGAGCTTCATAAATCTCCTTAAAAAGGGATTGGAGTTGTTGAAATATTTGCAGTACTATCGCCCAGGAAATCATCACAGGCGTAATTTCTTACTAAAGGTATTGGCCCTGTAAGTGGTGTCGGCCCTGAGCCAACTGGTAAAATCTGGGCGGTCATTCCCGGATTTGATGGGGTCGTAAAAGCTGTAAATGCCCTGGAATCGACATTTTTTGTTGGTGGAACTTGGGTATATTGCAAGCTGAAAGTATTAGCAGTAAGTATTGTAATGCTTAGCAATTTCTTATTAAGTTCAACCATTCCGTAATTCACTGGCACAATTGTTCGGACGATTTGACCTGTAGTTAAATTATGATTGGTCGATGTCGTCACCACCGCAGGATATGCCTGCGTGATATTCGTTATGGTCAATTGCGTTGGTGTGAACATATCTTCCTTATTTTCTTAACTTTTTTCTATCCATTAGGATACATCGCCCTAAAATGTGCTCGTCCTTTCTCGAGTGCAGCATCTTTTTGAGCTTGGGTTCTTTTTGGTCTGGAAGCCATTTCTTTTACGTGAGCTTTCCCAAGAGCTCTCCTCTGCGCCATATTTTCTTTTTTATGTTGTGCTGGAGATTTTTTTCTTTCGGATTTTGGTGATGTGGCCATTTTTCCCTTCTCTTCGAATTTAAATGTTTGTAAAAAGGGTTGCGCATATTAAACGCTCCCCAAGTCATATGAACAAAAGATAGCCAGGCGATTGCAAACCTGGCTATCATAAGGCTGTAGATTTTACCTACTGGCCCAAGCAAAGGCATGGAGTGCCTATACGTCTCCTCTCCAAGCTGTCCAAGTTAGTACGTCAGAAGCTGTGACGCCAATGACAGACGAACTCGAAGTTACAAGAAGACCAGATCCTATGATGAATCCATTAAATTGTTGGTTCAAAGTTGAATCAACCAAGAGATCATCATAATATGTCAATAGGCCTGCGGTTACAGCAGTTGGCGAAGCTCCAATAGGAATTGCTCTAGCTTGGGAGAATGCTCCAGCTGTTGCAATAGGCCCAGGATACGCAAACGCTGTAAATGCAGAGCTGTTAACATTTCCTAATGTAAATGTAGTAGATGTTACAGCAGTGATTACGCTCTGAATATTATTTGCCTGTGTCATTCCAAAAATGGAAGGCACATTCAAACGTATTTGTTGGCCTACTTGATACCCGTGAGCCTCTGTAGTACTAACAACCATTGGATTTGCTGCTGTGATTGCATCAATTGTCCTATGTTGTGGGTAAAATAGAGAGCCAACTGTTACAGCTCTGAATTTAAACGAAGTTTCCTGCGTAAAATTAGCTGTATTAGTATTAATCGGGATCGTAAAGGTATTTGCGTTAGTCACAGTCACTGTAAAGGCTGTACCACCTAATTGAGTCATAACAGCGTTATTAGTCATTAAGATAGTTTGACCAGTTTGTAAACCGTGAGCAGTTGCAGTTACAACAGCAGGATTTGCTTTAGTAATGACAGTACCGGACTGAAGAGCTCCCAAAGTACCTTGGCCACTACCAGAATATAGCGAAATACCATTTGTAGTTACTGCGCCAGGCAACAATGCTGTGCCTGCTGCGTTGATATAAGTAACATTTGTTTGAGTCGGATAAGCTGAATCCCAAAGTATAGTTTGGATATTCAAATTTCCTGTTCCAGTCTGACCAAATTGTGTTTGGTTAGTGATTTCAATATGTGTCGGAGGAAATCCACAATTGATATTAATAGAGGCTGGCAACGTAGCTGTTTGTGCGGCTAGCGTGACACCACTCACCATGAAATGTTCTGCGAACGGCATATTTGATCTCCTTTATGAGTGGGTTGCACGTAGATTGAACAACCAAGCATCATTTAATAGCCTTGGCACTTGAGCCATTTTAAAGGCTCCTAGTTGTAACCTTCTATATGGGTCTGTAGGCCCACCAGGAGGAGTGTATATGAAAGACGATGTAGCTGAAGTTAGCTCTATAATCGCATAGGCTTCTTGAGCAGAGCAGAATATGTTATAAATTGTATTGCCGTTTAAAGAAGCATTGGCAGAAGTAGAACCTTTCGAGCTATATAGGAACCTTACGTTTCCTACGGAGCCCCATTCAGAATTGAGCACGTTCATATTGCTCGGATATTGAGCTTGAGAAATAAAGCCTGTAACAGC